CGTACTTGTCTCTTACATAATCAAGTAAAGCTGCTTCAGGTTTAGGCCACTCTTCGTAAACATTAACTATGTCATTAACAACAAGAATTACCCAATGATAATAAACATTGTTGTAAAATATTTTTGCAATATCTTCAGGCGTATTGCCGTCATCAATATAATATTTTTCTAACGCCAATTTACCCACTGCGGGTTTTTTTAACCCAACTCTTTTAAATATATCAGTAACCACAATCTGATTGTCGTCTATTGGGTATAATAGTCCTTTCATTGATTTAAAAAACATTAATAACTATCGCCCCATTTTTGCCCTATTCTATCATTAGAAAGAGTCTCCAATTCTGAGAATGTCAAGTCTAAATTGATTTCAGAGGGAGCGCCATTCATACCAGAAAACGTTGTAAAATCTGAACTGCCGTAAGTAACTCTAACATTGGTTAATGCACAGGTGGAAATTTTATGTATATATTCATTTCTTTTGCCCTTATAACGATATTCAATATTAAATTCAGAGGGGTATATCAAAAATAATCTAGAAGGATCTATTTCAGGGTGCATGTGATATTTAAAAAGTTGTATAATTTCCATCACTGAATTTAATTCATTGACATTTCTTGGATTGAATTTGTACGAAAATCCAAATGAACGAAATCCCATATTTTTAAATAATTGTTCCTTATAAGGATTTGCTACTTTTTTACTAGTGGCTTCTATTCCTGCTCCCAGATCACCTGTAATTCCAAATTCTCTGGGAACAGCGGCTCCTGCTTGTATTATGCTTCTAACACCAAATGTTCCTAAACTAGCTGCGTCTTTCATAAGATCACTAACATTAAACTCTGCACCATTTGTTCCTACACCACCTGATGCTAATGTTCCCGCAACAGCACCTATTTCAGCATTTTGCCATTCAGCGGCATATTCAGCAGAAGGAGGTGCTGATACATATAGTTCAATTGCAGAAAGTAATCTTACATTTGAAGTAGACTCAGTTGAAATATTCACCGCCACGCCCATGGCAGTCGCCACAAAACCAGTTTCCATTACTTTACCACCTGGCGATCCTCCTTCAGAGCCAGTTTTAAGAATACTGTATGCAGCAGTGCCCGTCGCCAAGATGCCGAGACTGGCTAGATAAGCATCAGCAGATTCTGACTTTAAACGATTTTCACTGGCATATTGTTCACCAAGAACTTTTTGTGCGTCTTGAAACGCGGTATTATTAGCAAGTTGTGCTGCTGAAGCCGCACCTACTCTAGTATTACTTCTAGCATTAATGTAAAAAATAACACTGTGTACAAACTCTTCTTTATTTTCTAAAGATAAAGGATATTGATATGTTGTAGGAGACCTAGTTGGCGTTGTTGGTATAACCCGCTCTAGAAATTCTTTACGGTCTTGCTGTCTGCTCGATTCTAGAGTTTCTACCGGCGGCCGCTGTGGACCTACACTGACTATTCGATTGAAAGCATCTAAATTGGGTGTGTGTGTCGCCATTTTTAATGTAAACTCTAATGAAGTAATTCATACTATTTATGATAAATAGTATATACTCATTATTTATAACATCATATGACATACACCAAACAATTATATCAAGGAAAATTTATTCCAAGAAATCCTATCAAATACCGAGGGGATGTTGACAACATCGTTTATAGATCAGGATATGAATTGAAATTCATGAATTGGTGTGATAAAAATTCTTCTGTACTAGAATGGGGAAGTGAAGAAATCATTATACCATATCGCTCTCCTTTAGATAATAGAATACATAGATATTTTGTTGATTTTTATCTTAAAATAAATGATGAAAATAATAATCAAAAAATGTATTTGATAGAAGTAAAACCTCTTCGATTTACAAAAGAACCTAAAATTCCCACACGCAAAACTGCAAGATTTATTAATGAAGTAAAACAGTGGGGAGTTAATCTTGCTAAGTGGGAAGCTGCTACTGAATATTGTAAAAATAGAAAGTGGGAGTTTAAAATTATAACTGAAAAAGAACTTGGATTATAATGTTATTGTTTAGTTACTGCATAAATCATTATAAATAATGACATGTCAAATCCATTTCAAAATATAAAAGCAGCCGCTGGCGATCAGGACAGATCGTTTAATTGGTATATGAATTCAGTCAAAAAAATGGCTGGAGAACTTACTGACTATAACGATGTCAAAAAAACTGACTTAGGGGATCTTACCTCTAAAATTGAACCCGGGAATATGTACATGTTCATGTACGATCCTAAGTTGAAAGAGACTTTACCATATTACGATACATTTCCGTTGTGTTTACCTTTTGATTCTGCACCAGGAGGATTCATAGGGTTGAACTTACACTATTTACCTCCTTTACAGAGAGCAGTTTTATTAGGCAATTTATTAGACTATACGGATAAAAAGCTAACCGAAAAAAGTAAAATAGATGTAAGTTGGTCTTTACTTAAAAATTTTACAAAGTTTCCACAAGCAAAGCCTTCAATTAAAAGATATTTGAATAACCACGTTCAAAGTAGATTTTTAAAAGTAGAACCTCAACATTGGAAGGCTGCTATATTTTTACCAACACATAATTTTGTCGGTGCTAATACCAGAACTGTCTATCAGAATAGTAATAAGGCGATGCAATAATGGCACTAAATCCAAGCACAGAAAAATCTCTTTTTGGTTTTGAAAATTTTTTAACAGATATTAGAACCACTCGTCTACCAAGAACTGAAAGATTTGAAGTTTCATTTAATATACCTGCAACCTTGCGCGGGCAAGGGAGGGCTGCTGGGTCTGGAGGTTTGTTTGGTTTATCTTCAAAACTGTCGATAATGTGTGAAGAGGCTCAAATACCTGGCTTTGTTACTAATACCGTTCCTATTAAAATAGGACCATGGACAGAATATCGAACACAGAACTTAGATTTTTTAACATCAGATGTAGTATTTACTTTTATTATTGATGAAACCTGGGGAGTAAGAACTTTGTTTGAGAGATGGATTCAACATTGTGTTGATCCAAAAAGTAAAGAAGTTAAATTTCATGATGATATGTATTCAGACTTGGAAATAAAATCATTAAGCGATAATGATATTGTTTTAGCAAAGTGGAAAGTATATGAAGCAATACCAAAACTAATTAGCTTGACACCATTGGCTTGGGGAAATATTGGATTTATGCGAATGTCAGTCGCAATGTCTGCTAAGTACTGGGAACGAAAAATATAAACATCGGAGAATATTATGGCACTACCTGAAATTATAACACCAACTTTTACAATTGTGATTCCTGGAATTAAAAAACCAGTAAAATACAGACCGTTTTTGGTAAAAGAAGAAAAGCTATTAATACTTGCGAGCGAATCTGAAACGTTATCTGAAAGAGTATCAGCGTGTTCACAAGTTATAGAAAATTGCACTTTTGGATTATACAACGATACGAATTTAACAATGTATCAACTACAATATTTGTTTTTGAAAATAAAAGCAAAATCTGTAGGTACAATACAAGAATTTAATTTAACGTGTGGGGAATGCAGTTCTTCAATGCGGTATGAAATGAATATTGAAGACTATAAAATATACGGTGAAGTAGAAACAACTAAAAAAGAATTTAAAATTAATGATGAAGTATCCATAGTTATACGGTATCCAACAGCAGAATATCAGGGTAAAGTAGATATACTAAATGATACTGAAATAGTTATTAATTGTATTGATCATATAGTAAACGGAGAAGAAGTTATTGATCCTAAGGACGAAACACCTGGAAACATGATTGCATTTATTGAAAATTTACCTATAAAATTAATGCAAGATATTGGAGAGTTTTTAACAACCATTCCAGTATTGGGGCATGAAATATCATTTACTTGTAAAACATGTAGTAAAGACAATTACGTTAGTATAAACGGTTACGAGCATTTTTTCGGATAACTCTTTCTCAGGATTCGATTGAAAATTTTTATAAAACGAATTTCTTATTAATGCAAGAACATCATTATAGTTTGACTGAACTAGAAAATATGATGCCCTGGGAGAGAGAAGTGTACATAGGAATGCTAGTCGTTC